TGCGGAACACAGAACCATGTTGCCTTTCCCTCTACGAGTTCTTTGTGCGATCGCGTTAGCGTCACGCTCGATTTGGAAAAGAAGTCCTTTGAACTTCTCAACAGACCAACGACCGTTGGAGTCAACGTCCAGGTCGAAGATACCGGAAGTGGCGGTGTTAGAAACAGCACCTTGTTCAGCTACCTTGTAGATAGTTCTGATAACTTCACGGTTGATCTCAGCCAAAATTTCGGTTGAGAGGATGTTAGCCAGTTCGGCTTCAGCGTTAAGACCGTGAATAGCCTTAAGGTCCTGTGCCAGCTCCAAGCTGTACTCGGCCTTCAGGGCTCTAGACTTAGCTGTAACAGTAACTTTCTCAATCGAGAAAGCCATCTGGTTAAAGGCGTTATTGCCACTATCCAGTGCTTCAGAGTCTTGGGTCTTCATACCCTGTCCAACTACATAACCCTCGGAGTTGGCGGTACCAACAGGGTTAAGGACAGAGGGGTTAGAACCGGACTGGGCAGTTGTGCCAAGACCAGCTTGAACGTCGGTCATGCCACCGGTCAGATCGAAACCAGCGTCCTGACCAGAGAATGCTGTATCGACTTCGTCGAAGAATGTCTCGTTACCAGACTGGTTCTCATAACGGGATCTCATTGCGAAGATGAGTCCAGTAGGACCGTTCATTGGTTGAACGCCAGCCAGGTCATAAGCGACCAGGTTAGGCATTGCGCGTCTGATCAGTGAGATCAGAACGGGGTCGAAACCTGCAACAGGACCTGCATCAGCTGCACTACCAGAGAAGCCAGCGCTTCCGGTAGCACCAGGGTCGGTGTTGACATTGGGGGATTCCATCAGGTTGATACCTGACGAGAATGCTTGCTCCTCACGGAGGAATTTTTCTTGGTTTTCTAGCAGGACCGCGGTTACGGCTCTACGATGAGAATCTTTGATTGGATCAAGACCATCATAGTCGAGAAGTGGACTCCACTTTTCCTGCAATCTTTCGGACTGAAACATTGCTTTACCTTATTTGTTTGAATTTAATGTTGAAATCACTTTTTAAAAGCGCCCAGGGAACGCAGATAAGCGTCCATGGTTCCTGTAACAGGAGATTCGGTTGTATCTACACCCTCAGACAGAGTCTGTTGTTGGGCTGCTTTTGGAGCTGGTGCCTTACCGGAGAAATATGACTCCTTCAAGGTTTCCAGTTTCTCACGATATTCTGTATCACTTTCAAACTCAATACTTTCGGCAAGTGAAGCGAGCTTCTCTTTCTGGGTCTCTGCGAGTCCCTCAGAGATTTGATCAAGAATCGAACCAGCGGTAGACTCAGCGAGTCTCTTGTTCAGATCGACGTTCTTGTCAATTTGCTCATTGAGCTTGGTCTCCATGTCATCTAGTTTTTCTACCATGCTTTCCAGCACATCATATTTATCTTCAGGGATTGTTACATAATGTTCTTCAAAAAGACCCTTCATTCCAGAAAGGAATGATTCGGTCATTTCGGTCTTAAGACCTTGTTCGACAGCCAATTCATTCTCGGTAATCCACTCTTCGCAGACATACTCAAGATAGGCATCGACTCTTTCAGTAAGAACGTCCTTAAGACCTTCTTTCTCTTCTTCAAGTTTCTCAGAGTATTGAACTTCTAGAGTTTCTTGAATTTCTTTTACTTTCGAATTAAGTGCGGCTTCAAAAACGACCTTAGCCTTTTCTCTGAATTCCTCGGAAAGTTCTTCACCACCAAGGAGAGCGTTAACGTCTTCTTCGACATTATACTCTTCTTTGGTTTCTTCTTCAGAAACGACTTCCTCTTCGGTAGTCTCGGCCTCAGCTACAACTTCCTCTTCGGAAGCTTCAGCTTCTTCTTTGGCCACTTTCTTCATTTGATCTGCGGCTTTGGCACCTCTGTTAACTACATCCTTGACAGTTGCGATCTTAGGCTCTCTGAGCTTTGCCGAATCATCATCAGGTTTGTAGTTCTCAGGGGTTGGACCACCGAGATCTTCTACACTACCGAGCTGTGTACCTGGATCAGTCAACTTAGGCATTGACTCAGCAGGTTTAGCGTTCGCATTCACAGCAGTTTTAGATTGCTCCATTTCTTGTAAATCTCCACGAGACATTGTTGAACTACTCCGATTAACCGAATTTAATCTATATTTATTTATAAGTTAGTATTTTTAAGCACTCACAGGTTATTCAAGAAATTGTTGAATACATCGAGTTTCTTTTCATCAAGCTCACCCTGTGTTACCAGAGTGTTAATTTGTTGGTAAGTTTTTTTAGCCAGGGATTCGCGAAGAATACCACCATCCCATACCCATTCTTTACCTTCCATGATACCTTCAACGAAAGCATCTGGTGCCGAAGGATCAGCTACAATGTCGGCAGCGGTTGACAACATGAAGTCATCACCAACGACATTTACGCCTTCTCTCGTTTGTTTAAGTGATCCGATACCTCTTGAAGAAACACCCAACTTAACGCCTTCGTTAATGAGGGACTCTGCAATCTTGCCCATTGGAGTAGAAAGGATCTTTGCCTTACCAATGAAGTTTGTTCCATTCTCTTTGAGTGAAACAATTTTGTGACTGACGCGGTCCAAATTAACAGTTGGTCCATCTGGGTGTCCGAGTTCTCCAAGAGCTCTCCCAGAATTGACATTACTTTCTGTGTACCTTTGGACTTCTCTTCTCAGAGTCTCCATTGGGTACATACGACCATTTCTATTCTTGAGGTTTCCTTGAAGGAATATACCTTCAATAAACATGTTTTTCTTACCGTTGCGTTCTTCAACGATAAAATCAACTGATTCGATCTCTTCTCTGATAAGTTTCATTAGATTTACCCTGTGTAACCCACTCTTGCACCCCTTACAGTGCCTGATGCATACAGAACTTCAGTATGTTTTTTTTCAACATATTGAACAGTTCCTGTAGGAATCGTAATAAAACGTCCGGTTTGACCAACTACTGTCGCGACACCGACAGTGGCAGATGAACCAGAAACATTTACTACCCTCACCACCGTAGCCTCACCAAAGGAGGTAGCGGCTCCAGCTGTAGTAGGGACAGCAATTTCAGTGCCAAATATCGATGCCTTAGCCATTAGTAATCCCTAGTGTATGGTTTTATTTATTCAACTTCGCCTTCAAGTTCAGTAGAAACTTCAGTTCCTACCTCTTCTTCGCCACCGTCAAAAACGGATCCAGCGATATTTGGTCGAATATTCTCAATTTTTCCTGCCGCCTTGGCAAAAAGAATATCTTTAATTGAATCACTAATTTGAGAAGGACTCTCATCCTTCACCAACAAGTTCATAAGTTCATCCATAATTATTATTAATAATGTTTTAGTTATTTAGATGTCGCCACCCTTGGGTTTTGGGGTTTCTTCTGCTTCGGGTTCTTTTGGACCCTCACCACCACCTTCAGCAGTATTCATCTGGCTTTGAAAATCAAGTTCTTGAGATGCCATTTGCATATTCTGAACTTCTTTAGGATCGATGATTGTACCATCAGCGATTTCTTTTTTCATCATCTTATCCTGTTCTTCAATCTCAGCATCAGTCTGTCTGAGAACGTTTCTTCTAACATACTCCTGAGAGTAATACTTACCAACATAAGGTTCAGCTAAACCAGCAAGGTTCAACCTATTCTCAAAAAGTTCTGACTCTTTGAGTTCAGAGAAGTGGTTATCATAGAGGAAGTCATACTGGATGTGATCACCCATGTAGTTCCAATCCTCAGTTGTAATCACATTCTTAAGGAGGAGTTGAGTTTTCAACATGTCACTAAACATTGCTGAGAACCTTTTTCTCATTCTTCCAACAAACTTGGAGAACTTGATCTCATCCCTCAGGATTTCAGAAGAACGACCCAAGGAGAATCCACTATCTCCCTGAAGTCTTGTTTCTGGTACATTCAATGAGCGATAAAGTTTCTTCTGGAAATATTGGATATCAGTAATCTCCCCAAGGTTTTGACCACCAGGAAGTGTGGAGATTTCAGTTCCCCTACCCCCCTCACGTCTAGGAAGCCAGAAGTCCTCCATCATAGACATATGTTTTTTGTCATCTCTAATCTCACCGGTATTTGCATCATAGACTAACTTGTTTCTATAACGCATCATTACATCTCTAAGATATTGTTCTGCCTTTACCTTAGGTAGATTTCCTACATCAATATAAAAGATTCTACGTTCTGGGGCTCTCGAAAGTCTGTAGATAACCAAAGCATCTTCAATCATCATCAGTTGATTGAGTGGTTTAATTGACTTGTGGAGCCAAGACAGAGTTGATCCTTTATTTCTATCTACTAGACCAGAAGTACAATATGTGACAGAGTCACGGGTCATCTTAACACCCTTTGCACTTCCAGCAGTGAAGGAACTGGCAATCGAACCTGCCTTTGTATTGCCAGGAGTATAGACAAAATACTCTTCTAGTTCTGGGAAGTTATAACTCTGTGGGTTGTCCCTACCACCTCTTTCAAGATTGTTCAGTGCATCTTTTGGATTCTTTTTGACTTGACGAATGAACTTCATCTTCGACGCATCAATATACCTCAGTTCCTGAATACCAGCTGAGGGGTCTTTTTGGTCGATGACCTTATTGTAATATAGTCTTCCGTCGATATACCAGTTGCGGAAGATTTCATGAGCTTTTTTGTCAAAATCAAGAAGTTCAAGAATATATTTAAACTCTTCCTTGATCTTTTTCTTGATGCCATCACTAGCATTTAAGTTTTGAAGATCAATCGTTACAGGACTATCATTCGTGTCCGCCACGATCGCTTCATTTACAATATCTTCGATCGCACTATCACACTCAGGATAGAGTGCCATTGAACGATATCTACGAATTAGATCATTTTCATTTTTATAAACACCCTCAATATCTACAAAACTGCCATAAAACCCCGAAGAGACGTAGTGGTCCGTACCATCATTATTACTTGGTGGTACTGGAGATACTACACTCTCCGGGGTCTTTTCATTATCTTCAATTGAGAAACCAAATAATCTCGCCATTTCAAGTAAATACTAGGATCTATCTCCTAGTATTTATAACTCAAAAATCACGCATCTGCAGTTCCAGTTGCGACAGATTCATCAGTAATGGAACCTGTGTTAGCACCTTCACCAGCTGCGGTCTCATCGGATTCACCAATAGTGAAGTATTGAACCTGGAAGGTTACAGTGAATTCTTCAATTGTGTCAGCACTGTCATAACTAAGTGCAATCTCACTGATCTCAGAAGGCCAAATGTCATAGAACTTATAGCTCCTCAGAACACTGACAGTTCCTGGACTATTCTTATCCGAGAATGCCTTGTTACCACGACCTAGTTGCTTGACATAACCATTGGTCATGTAAGAGGTTGGATTAGTAACACCAGTGTTGTCAATTAAGTTCGATACAACATCACTCCACTTCTCAAAAGCGGTTCTCAGAGTAAAGTCCTCATCGTTGATGATGGTGACTGTCCACTCAGCGAATGTTCTATCACCAGCGACTTTCAGAGTTCTACCTCTAAAAGGAACACTGATTGGATTCACTGTTGAAGCTGGAAGTTGAGCTGCTTTACACAAAAACTTAAAGTTTTCTGTATAAGCAGTCCATGGATCTGAGGTATCTGTATCTCCACCTTCGCCACCGCCAGTAGCATCGACCGCACCAGTTAGTGCTGTTGGAAATGAGGGAATTGATACCTCAAATAGATTGGGACGGGCGCCGCCGCCCGCCAATTGTGTTTTGAAAGATGATAATGTTC